CATGAGCTGCAGAGGCCCAAGCTATGCCAATTTCTAGGAATTTTCTTGGCAACGTCTATGCGGTTTCAGCCATTGATTGAGCAGGAGTTGACTGAAAAGCTGCTGTATTACCCGTTAGTTACTAAACGTGGCAAGTCCGCAAGTCTCCCAGAGATGCTGGTTCTGAGACTGTTGGACGACCCCTTTGGGTCCAAACTGGATATTTGTGGCTAAGACGCTATTCCATAGATACTCCAGCGGGTTCAGGTGTGGATTAGCGAATATCGGGAGGCAACAACAAGCTGGTCTACCAAGTTAAACCTACTCCGGGGTGGTTAACCCGGGAGACGTTCCAACACGAACATTGAGTCGTGCTTTCATTGGTCTACCATCATGCCGATGCTATTTACTTACGTCAAGGCGAGCATCAATAAAGGTTACTGCCCTGCGTGATTGCAAGTTCCCTGATGTTTGGTGTGGTGAATTGTGGTGGATTGAGGAATGAGGGGGATGTGCGTGTTTGTTTTTGTGTTTTTCTTCTTTAAGTCGCACGGATGAGTGTGATAATTAGGGCTGACAAGGGGTGACCTGTGCTAGCTTTTGCTCTAGAAGTTCCTTGATCTGGTTGAGTTCACTGATAGCCTTATCGCGGGCGGTGCAGGCAGCATGAAACTCCGGCAACAAATCCGCGTAAGCCTTCTTGGCTTTCTTCTCTTCAACCTGTCTATCTCTGAGGAGACCATCGACAATCTTATCACGGGCGGTGCAAGCAACACTCAACTCCGCGTAAGCTCTCTTGGCCTTCACTCCTTCTTCAAGCCGCTTATGCAATCGCTGCATGTACAGTCTTTTGTGGGCTTTTGGGCCTGATCTGGCAAGAGTCAGCTCATCATACTCTACCAGTGCAGATCCTTCGCTCCCCGATTCATGTTCTTCATCCTCGCGTGGGCGCTTTCTCGTTGTGGAGTTTCTCACAGACCGTGCATTGTGCAGGGTCAAGAGTTTCCCACAGAAGTGGACGCCCTTCTCCCGGAATACAACTGCCCCATGCGGTTTCATCATATCTACCACGATGAGACAGTCTTCTGGTTGAGTCCAAGTTTCCAAATCTTCACTTGATTCATTATTCACAACACGCATGAAGGCGCCCATGCATGTTGTGTTCGGAAACTGTTTGGCAAACCCCGGCGGGCCATATGTTACAGAGGCCCTGGTTAGACAATCCCCATTTTGTTGCTTTGGGAAAAACGTCCATCCTGTTTTGCCAGACAGTTTGAATCCGTTAGCGGGCGTCATGTCACTAACCCGCATTCTGAATCGTAATTGGAAATCTCGCTTGTTCGCAAGCATGTAGTCCACGTTGTCTGGGTGGACGCAACGCAGGTTCCCCATCTCAGTCTCGAACCGAGTGAGTAAATCCTGCGCTACATCATGAGGGTTGATCCCATCCATGTACCCTATCGGCACAAGTTGCGATCGCGTTCGTTCTGAGCTGGCCTCAGTGCTTGATGATTCTGTCTCATCGGACGGCCTCGTTAACAACTTGGTTACATCCATGACTAACAGATCGACCTAACCACGGTCTGGCCAACTACTCTCCTATAGTTGGTTGCTGAATTTTAAATGGTGGGTCACATCAGCACTGTGTACCCATCGTCGTCTGAATCCCGTTGCAACTTGATGTTGCTGTTCTTGAGAAACCTCTGTACTTGGTCCATGGTCACATACTCATCACCAGATGCCCTGATTGTTGCTGCAGGTGCTGCAGCTTCAACGTTGAAGGGCGAGGTGCTTGTCCTGGTCAACAATACCTTGAAGTCTGCTGCATCTGTTGCTGTCCCCACGGTGTTCAGGGCAATGTACGGAGGAGATCCATCACTGCCGAAAGCCGTGCGCTCAATAGAGATAGCAAACCCGATTGTCCAGCCAACGTACCCAACACCGGTCTGGGTGTTGAATTCGAAAAGGTTGGTGCAAACTTCGACGGTGCCATCTGGGGATTCACAGTTGACAACCTCGTTGACCTTCTCTTCCGGCGCGGGTGGCGGGTAAGAGAGGATACCCTGCCCATTCTGCTGCCTGATGCCGTTCGGTAAAACGCCAAACTGCGCAGCAGGCTTAAGGGAGGGTGGTGACAAGCAGCTGATTACCAGCTGGTAGTTCCCCGGCCGCATAAAACCGATGTAAGCGGTTTTCTTGTCGATGCTTTCATTCATCCAGTACATCAGCTCTGCTGTACGGGATGCCTCTTCTGTTGGCCGGCCAGAGATGCCATCCATTGGAGCTTGGATGGCAACTGCTTTGGCAAGATCAAGAAATCCGTGGGATTTCCGATATGTTGGGAAAGACTGGAAGGTGGAGTTCGTGAGTGTTGAGACATCGCCGATAGGGCTGGTGTCCTTCAACGAACTGGAAGAATTGATCAGGGACAGTGGACGTCCGACATGGGCTGACGATGGCAGAAGTGCCAAACGCAGCTCAATGTCGTAACTGACGTACAGTCTGCCATGTACTGTCCCGGGCACGGAGGAAAGGCCCTCAGTTGCGACAGTAACTAAGCAGTGATCGTACAGATTGGGAGCGTTAACATGGTTGAGCCCCTCGCGGCGTGTGAACAGAGCCTCTTTGGACTGCAGTTCAGGATCACACTCTATGCCGTGTACAAGTGTTTGCGCCGGGTTGCCTGAAGTACGGTAGGGACTTTGAAGCATGTGCTCCATGTCCTCAAACTCGTTTTCAGCGACATTGTACTGAGTGGCAATTGCGATTGTGCCCAAGCCACCCCCTGCGACTGCTGCCACAGAGGAAGTTGTCTCAAACGTGATGATTGCGCCCTTAAGGCACCACTCAGTGAAAAGAGGTGCAATGTGGCTCAGCCATGGGAATGAGTTCTCGTCACATGGGTTGATGAGATATCGCTCTTGATTGAAATCCTTGTTGATAGCAGGACATTCAATGGTTCCAAGAAATTCGCGCTTCTGGACACGGATGCTTGACTGGCCGAGATCATTGAACATCATGTTACTGACCTTGGAACCGTCTTGCACGCCCATGAGCGAATTGGTACGG